TGTTACCCAGGACGGTGCGTTCGAGTGGGTACAGGGCGTCGGCAACGAGCTGGCCCCCAAGTCCCCGGCTGTCCCGGCCACCATGCTGGCGCTGGCCAGCGTCACCCAGGCATGGCGCGGCGCTCCTGCTGTCGTCAATGACGGGGTGCGTGTGGTGCCGTTTGCCGACATTCAGGCCATCAATGCCCGCCTGGATTACGTCATGGCCGAAGTGGCCAGGCAGCGCCTTGAAGCCGATGCCACCACGCGGGAAGACGGCGCGCGTGTCGGCATGTTTGTCGACCCGCTGCTGGATGACAGCATGCGTGACCAGGGCGTCAGCCAGACGGCCGCCATTGTTGGCGGGGAGCTGTGTCTGCCCATTGCCGCGTCGGCCTACATGCTGTCCAGGGACATCAGCGTACCGAAATCCCGCTCGTATGTGCCCGTGGTGGCTCTTGCCCAGACCCTGCGGACCAATTCCATGCGCGTGAATCCCTATTCCGCCTTTGACCCCATGCCCGCGCGCGTCACCCTGACGCCCAGCATCGACCGCTGGACGGAATACGACACCACATGGGCCAGCCCCGTGACAGAAAAATTCGATGTCAGCCGGGACGGCTACTACCACGTCGTTGTGGGGACGGAGACCAAGACCACCACCGAGACCCT